CGCCCTGTTTATCCACAAGTTTAAACAGCGTGCTGATGCTCCCCTCTAAAGACATTATTTTTTGTGTGCTCAGGGCGTCGGCTTCCTTAAGGTCTCGAACTACTTCAGATAAATTTGAAATGTTTGTTTTAATGATACCGAGCTCGATGGCTAACTCGACCAGTTTAGCCGCGTCCCCCTCCGCTTTTACTTGCTTTTTACCCCTCCATAGGCCCCAACCGTAAACGACCCCCGCGCAAGTGAATAATACACCCGCTATTGTTAAACTAGACTCAATCATACTCACGCCACGAGCTCCTTGTTTTTAGCCGCATGCTTTGCGCCGAATTTATCGACCGCAAATTTTACAATATCATACCGTGGCCACCACATCCCGTCAATTTTAGATATACGCCGTAACTCACTATTTGCAAGTAAAAAGAAGTCCCTGCGGACCCCGTCAGCTACGCGGCCTTCTCTCAGAATCTGGAATAACACATCGTGAACGGCACTTGAACGCATGAAACTGGGCGTGTCGATTGTCGGACCGCTCGGGCCGTCCCAACAGTACCCGCCGAGGATGCGCAAGCGCCCATCCTTATAGAGTACGAAAAACTCAGTAATAATTTTACGCCCGTAAACCTGAGTTTTAACGACCCGCTCGCATATCATCCTGTATTTATAAAGAGGGTGCTGTATTTCCTCGTAGTCGACGCCCTGCACGAACCGGTCCGCGTATTTCTTAGAGTGCCGTTTTCGAAAGTACCGAGACGCAGAAAAGCGCCACGTATTACCGCCGCGCCGCACCTGCTTCAATTGTGGTAATTTCTGCATAACCACCTACTGGGCTGAGACGTCGCCGGCGTCCTGCTTCATGCCGTCTGCTATGTCTTTTAGGTTACTGCCCAACATTTGGGCGTCGTCGCTTTTATACTGAGTCTTAACGACTGGTACATTAACGACGCTAGAAGCTAAATTTACCTGTAGCTGACAGCCCCCGCAAAGTATCGCGAGGGTTATAATTACCGCGCGCCTCATCATAAATCCATACCCGCCTGTATCGCTTCGTACGCGACGTCTTGATACTTCCACGGGCAAGGGTCATAGTCTTTACCGAAGTCAAAACTCGGCTCCGTGCCTGACTGCAGCAGTACTTTACGCGCGTAATATGAGCCATTAGGGTCGGGCGTGTCTGAGGGCTGGCCCCAAAGTGATTTTTTCCAAGCGCCCATATCCACTGCTTTCGGAAATTTGTTCCCTGCTATACGGCTGGACCTTATCTCGATTTTTATCTCCCTTAGAAGGGCGTCAAAATTCCGGTCGACGTTGCTTTCTTCGTAAGTGTAACAAGCGTCATATAACTTGCGCTTACCGGCCTTTAACTCCGCTGCGGTCTCTTCCGGGGAAACTACCGCCAATATTTCCTCACGCTCGCCGTCGTTAATTTCGTAACGAACGCCACGTCCCGCCCAGTTAGGGGCCTGCGTTATGGCTATCCCCCCTGGTAGGTCTTTAGCGTCTATAGCGCTTATAGTATTGACCCCGGGATAATAGCCGAACTTTACCGAGCGCTCAACGTCTTCCAGCGTCGCGCCCTTAACCACATTTAAAACGGTTAGAACATTATCGTCGAATATAGCGCATTTCATCTAATTAACTCCACTCATAAATTTCAATATAGCCGTCACCGCCTGCACCTTGAGCCCCCGTAGATGCACCGCCACCGCCACCGCCGCCGCTAGATAAACCGCCGTCAGCCCTCTCTTCGCCTCCAGATAAACCGCCCCCCTTACCCCCAAAAGGTGATGCGGTTGAAGCCACATTATAAGCCTGGGGCCCGCCACCTTGGCCTTTTAAGTAGTTCCCAGTCCCGCCGATGCCGCCACCTATACCGCCTCCGCCTCCGCCTCCGCCAGTCAAGGTACTTATAGTAGTGTCTCCGCCAGCCGTGTCAGCTGTTGGAGATCCGGCACCAATAACAAAAGCTGTTGACGAATTTATTGTCAGTACTCCATAGTCAGTTCCGCCTCCGCCTCCGCCTCCGCCTCCGCGAGTGCTTGAGGGCTTATCCCCACCGGAGCCACCTGCACCATGAGCAAAAACAAGATAATCACCAGATTTAATTTCTGTTGATGTTAAATAAGCCGCGACTTTATCGTTAGCCGATTCATTTATTGTTAATGTGCCTGAAGTTAGCAGACGTTTAACAAGTCGACCCCCACCCCCAGCGATAGCTTTTAGGCCGTCGAGGTACTGAGACGCACCAACTTGGTCAGGTGTCCCCGTGGGGACAAGCCCCGCCTCGTCTAAGATAGCTTGCAAAAAGCCCCAGTTATCATTTACCCACAGGGCTAGAGCGGGCGTGCCGTCACCGGCGCCAGGTGTAGAAACGTCTTTCGCGCTTCCGTAAGGGAATGCCGCCGTTGCGCCGTTCGTGTTTGTTACTTGTGTCGATGGGTCAATAGCCATTGAACGGCCTCCTATGTGTAGTTAACTAGTATTCCGAGCCACTGCTGAGCAGGGCAAATTTTTAAACATAAATCTTCGAACTCGTCGCGCCGTGAGGCATCAACCGAAGCATTTTCCGGGAAAGTCTCTCCGCCGATGTATAGAAAATAATTCCATCTATCTGCGTCAGTTGGTATGGTGTAATTCTTAAATTGTGCTACAGCTGTGCCTTGACCCAGCAGCGCGCTGGGCTCGCCGAGCTGTGTAAGGGGCTCGCCTAGTACGGTCGTATACGATACTTGCGGCAGGTCATTGTCAATAATTTTATTAACGAGGGGGTAACCGGTCGGGTTCGTGGTATTCCCGAGTAACGCCTCGGTTTCACCAAGCTGCATGAGTGTTTCGCCCAATAGCGCTGTATAAATCGGAGGCCCATTCGTCTCTCTCAAGTAGTCGAAAGGGTTTCGCGGCGTAACACATCGATGTACGCCGAGGGGTGGCTCCATTCCAGGCTCCCACCACTCATGCACGAAAACATCGAAACCGTTCGCCTGCAGAGCGTCTTGTATGTATCGCGGGTCTTGCCCCCCTAAGAACTTCCACGAAGCATCTAAACGCGCGCGGCGTTCCGCTTCGGTAAAATTTCCCGTGGGTATGGCGAATTGATCCTCCCATGTTGCGAGCTCGCGGGTAGTGTCGGGGAATATGTCAAGCCACATTAAATCGAGATAAGTTTTTATAAATTCGAAATTCAGCCCATTAAAAAACTTCGTGAGCATCTTATCAATTATGATACTCCAAGCGGCGGACCTTGGCAACAAGTGCCTAAATATGTTTAACCAACGCATTATGCGAACGATACTCCTAGGCTCTTAGCTTTTTCGCCTTCTCCTAATGTATACGTATTTATTAATAATTCACCCACCCCGGAAGTATATTCAAAGAGCTCCGCGCCGGCGCCTACTATGAAAAACTTCGTCGAGTCTGCCGAGTACGCGAAAGACTCCGGCGCGGACTCTTCGGCCGAAACGTCAAAGCCCAGCCCCTGGGAGGTCACGGTGGTACCAAACCCATAGGGGACTGATAGGGAGTACTGAAAAACCTTAGCGGCGTCGCCCGTAATATTCATTACGGCCCCGCGATCCGAGAAAAATACTGACTTAGGCGCGCTCTCTTCGTTCGAAACTAAGACGCTATTGCCCGAGTAAGCGACCGTCGAGGATAAATCGAAAGCGTTACTTATTGTGTACTCGTACACATAACCCGTGTCGCCGGTTATAAAAAATTTCTTTCCGTCTTCGCTGAAGTCTAGCCCATGCGGGACGGCCTCCTGCGGCGAAACGTCAAAGCTCGACCCCGAATACGTGGTCGTACCGGAAAGACTGAAGGCGTCCGTAGTGGCGTACTCAAACACGCGGTCATTCGTTGCGCCAAGTACAAAGAACTTGAACCCGTCAGCGCTCCAGCGGATTGCCTCCGGGAGGGCGTCCTCGGTTGAGAGATCCACGCTGTTACCTGAGTAAGCGACCGTCGAGGATAAATCGAAAGCGGTGCTAACAGTGTATTCATACGCGAAGCCGTTCGAGCCCACAAGTAAAAAGCCGAGGCCGTCATAAGTCCACGAGAAGCCCGTGGGGGCGCCTTCCTGCGTCGAGACGTCCGAAGACTCCGAAGAATATACCGACGCCGCCAAAGAAGGCCCCGAAACGAAAACATTAACCCCCGTGAATATTCCGCCCGCAGCGCTGACGATGTCCTCGACCAGGCCGCCTATTCCGGTCGTAGTGATACGGTCGAGGCGTGGCGGGATTGATAAGCCCGGGATAAATATGTCCCGCCCGAGCATGTACTCTGAAACATCGTCGATGATAGCCTGCTGGACGGTCGCGGCGTCGTTAACCTGAAGCCCCGTTACGAGAACCCGGAAACCGGTTCGAGTGATAGGAAAAACATTCGCTAGGGCATTCGCCGGTCTACGGCTTGCGAGTCCGTTGTCATCTAAATTAATCGCGTCTAAAACTTGTTGTAGTTGTGCGTCTGTCGGTATCCCGTCCGGCGAGCCGCTACTCACCGTTGTGGCCTCGATGTAGACGTCAACCTGTCCAGGGCATGTCGATGTGTAGGGGTATGCGTTTAGTATACCTTCCTCCGCTTCAGACCACAATTCGTAGTCCGAATACGCGCCGCCTTGTGGGCGCTTCTGGAATCTATCGACGACGCGCTGGCGGTAAACTTCTACGGCCTCAGCGTCGGCGGCAGTAACTACAATCGCCGTAACGGTCGCGGAGCTGCTGACGTTCGGTAAAGGGTTAGCAAATGATAAAGTCGCGCCTACGTCGAGGTTACCGATAGCACCCGCACCATTTCCGCCGTTCTGGTCTCCGACAGCCTGGACGTCTACGGATACGGTCGCGGCATTGAGGTTAACCGCGCCGGTCGTTACATAGGTAATACCATTCGATTCGCCGAGCAACTGAGCGCCCGAGGCTAACACGCCGGTCTGGTTCGTGACTTCGATGTCAACGGTTAACTGTGCATTCGTGGCGGCCGTGGGTTCTCCAGCCCCTATGAGTACGCCCCACGCGTTAAGGGGCGAGACTGTAACGCCGTTTATCTCTGTGGTGTTGAGTGTCGCAGTCTTCACAAAAACTTGAAGGAATATGAACCCCGCATATTTATATAAAAGAGTGAAAACCGCCGCGATTGCCTTAGACAGTACTCTATTGAAAGACTTAGGTAAAAGTGGGATTGTCTGGTTTAGTGACGCCTCGAGCTGAGCGATTATGATTTCGCTGATTTCTTTAGTAGTGGGTGCCGTAGCCATTTAAGCCGCTCTCCAGTTTTCTGTAAAATTAAAGTTCTTTTCTAGTCCGTCGGCCTCAATGTCCACGGAAATGCCGACGCGGTTAATCTGCGGCAGCGTTACTGTAACGGTGATATTTGAGGCGACTTTGTTGTCTAGCATCCATTGTAAATCTCTTAAAATCGCTTGTTCTACGAGCAATAGGTTGCGGCTTACTGCAGGCAGCGCCGTTAAAATTCTTTGGGTTTCGCTAACATACTTGAAAGCGCTGTCAGTCTCCATGAGGTTGCCCCACCAAGTGAACTGGTTATTTTCGAGCCCGTCATCCTCGATGTTACCCCCAAGTATGGATAGATAAACCGCGGTTTCTAAGCCGCCGGACATCGTAACTATACCGTCCTCGACTTCTATGTCTCCGAGGTCGTTAGTCTGGCATAGCAGCACATCGCCTTGCTGGTTCATCAATTGTTAACTCCTGTATTGCTCGGGCCGCTCGTTACGCCACTATGAGTATGATCGAATAATTCTTTACCGGAAAGAAACTGAATCGAGTTCCCGGTATTATTAAATAGTACACCGTTTATGGAAACTGTGCCATTCGGTAAAATAGAAATAAGGCCGGGGCCTGTCGTATTAAATAGAGTTATAAGTCCCGAAATATTTTGAATAAACGTGGTAGTTCCGTTCGTAGTCGTAATAGTCCCGTCAGGGCTCTGCGTTATGGAGCTTATCGCGTTTGAAGTCGTGATAGTCCCGTCGGGTCGCTGCTCGATAGTGCTTAACGCGTTCGAGCTTGTGATAGTCCCGTCGGGTAGCTGCTCGATGTCAC